GTTACAAGAACACCAGCACCTGCGGCAGCGAATCCTGCAATAGGTGGAATACCAAGTACAACAGCAGCAAGACCCAGAACCGTGATTGCCAACGCCATCACGCCTACTTTCAATAAAAGATCCATTGGGTCGGTTGGAATTAGACCAATGATTAACATCGCCGCAGAAAAAGCCAAAACAGGAATGATCAATTGGTCAAGTGCTTTTACGCCTTTCTTAACAGGTTTGTCCATAAGTCCAACGACGGCTACTGCTGCGCCAATTACAAGAATTGCTCCAGCCATTGTAGCTGCACCTATCGCAACAGGTTCCCATACAAGTCCTACAACGAGGAATACACCAGCAAGAATAGCAATGGGTATCGCCATCATATCAAGTGACTTGACACCTTTGCTTATTTGCTTATCAAACTTACCAGCCAAGAAAAGAACACCCATGATTAACGTAAGTGCCAGTGTAAACACAATAGTACCTAAAGCAAATAGCGGAGCAACTAAACCTATAAGAACCATAGTCACTGCGAATATCGCTATCTTAAAGCCCATACTCATGATAAGTTCCAATGAATCTCTTACCTGTTTCTTAACGCCGTTTAATAGACTAAACACGAGTATCATTCCACCAACCGCAAGAGTGAATACAATTACACCTAGTGCAAATAGAGGTGCGGTAAGTCCGATAAGAATCATTGCGAGTGCAAAGAACGCGGCACCTTTTGCCATGTCAAAGATAACCTTCATCGAATCTGTAACCGTCTTAGATACTTTTCTACTTCCAAGCAGACTAAATATCATAATCATTGCAGAAACTCCGAGAGAGAATACGATTATCCCTACCGCGAATTGTTGAGCAGCTAGACCAACTAGAATCATAGCAAGCGTAAAGAACGCTGCTCCGCTAGTCATCTTACCTATTACATCGAGTGCTTGTTCGGTTTTCTTGGTATCTTTGATAAGAGCGTTGAATATCATAGTCATCGCACTTATGCCTAGACTAAATACAAGGATACCCATAGCAAAAGGAACAGCAGCAAGACCCACAAGTACCATAGTAAGTGTGAATCCTGCTACTCCTTTTATGACAGAGCCGATTTTATTGAGAACAGCTTGTTCATCAAGATCTGCTAATCTTTCGGCGGCATCTTTAATACCGTCTGATAGATTGACAAGTAACTTCTTAATGTTGTCACCGTCTCCTAGTTTAGATTTCTTATATTCTTTAAAGAAAGCGGCAAGTGATTGGGCCATACCGCCTACGGCAATAGCTTCTTGCGTGATTTCTTTAGATTTTCCAGCTGTGCCTCCGCCGCTACTCTTTTCAGCAGTTGCTCCACCCGCTCCGCCTTTACCCTTTTTCGCAGGGTTCATGTAACTCTCAATCTTTGCGGTGAGAGTTACGAGTTGGGTTAGCTTATCATTAGCCTGGTTGGCAACGGACATTTAGATTGAGGTCTTTTTCTATATATCAAGGAAGCGTTACAAAGATATCTTTCCTAGATTTCCGAATCCACTAGACGGCATCTTAAATGATGGCGTAGGCATACTCTTACGAGCATCTGACATCATCTTAGAAGCGTTAGGCTGCTGAGGCATACCTTTTTGGTAATCCTCTTCTTCTTTCTTTCTAGACTTGTTTTCTTCCTCGGTATGTTTCTTCAGATTTTCTATCAAGAACTCTGCTCGATAGAATTCCATCTGTTCAAGTTCAGACGGTTGAAGACGAATGATTTTGAGAAGGAGGAACTCCAACTCAAACCAATTCTCCAAAGATATCTGAAATAAGGAAAATAGACTTGACCCCTCCTGGAAAGTTTAGAGGGCTCACCCTCTCGCCTCCCCCCGAGCTGATGTATCGAATCTGTGGGTTTACTGACGATGAAAGAATTTCAACTAACTTATCAAGAACGGATATTCTCTGCAAAGTCCATGTCATACTGTCTTGTACAGCTTTGTCATATGAAGACTGCGTAAGAGTTTTCCACTCAGGAAATAAGAAAGGCGCATACTTAATAAATGTCTTGTCGAAATTCTTGTTTGATTGTTGCTTGGCTTTGATGTAGCTCTTGATAAAGTTCATAATACCAAGGGTAGGCAAATGAAGCTGAAAAGATTCACCGTTCTTCATGTTTATGTTAAAACATCTGTTCTGGCGATCGTAGTAGTTCATCAATCTTTCGTCCGGATTGAAATAATCAAGAAGGTCTTTGGTAACCTCAACCTTTTCTTCAACGCCATCTTCATCTGATACGTTGATCATTAGCTTGTTTTCACCATTTTTGAAAGTGTAATCTCTGATTGCAAATATCAGATAGAAACGGTCGATCTCAAGAAGATCTTTAAAGTTTCCAGGTTTACCAGGAACTTTAATTCTACAACACTTCTCCATGATAAAGTTAAGCATGTCGTCTGTTCCTAATAAGTCATTCTCGTCGATCGTAGACCAGTGACGAATTTCTGCTACACTAGCAGCACGAATAGCGACTTGTGTTGTTTCTTCGTAGAATAGACCTTTAGATGGTAGTGATTCCAATGGGACATTCTTCCACCCAATTTCTGAAGCAAGCAAAGGATCTTCATCAATGTGCATAAATTTTTGTGCTTTACCCAATGATGTCATTTGTGCTTGAGGCATTTCTTTGACTACTTCACTTTCCTCTACCACCTCGTTGCTTTCATTTTGTTTTGCGAATAAGGCAGCCTCTCGTTCAATTTTGTTTTGAAGCTCCTCATTACTCATGTTTTCGTTTTCTGACATATGAAATTTGTTTTGTTAATTTATATATCACAGCACGATTTTGGTTCTTAGTTTTGGGACAAAAAAAGAGGGACCGAAGTCCCTCTTGACAATTGGTACCGAGACCAATAGGTTGTTTAAAGAATCGTTTCTTCCCAGTAGTCTGCGCGAAGTGTGAATCCAGTGATCTTGTAGATACCAGCTTCAGTAAAGTTTGCTTCGTTACCGAATCCTGCGATTGCAGTAGTCGGGAATACTGTTGGGAATGTTAACTGACGGTAGATATCGCCATTCTTATTGAAGTAGTTGACGATCATTGGACCACCTGCATAGTCTCTCTTAAGTCCCATGCGGCCAGTAAGCGGATCGTAAATGATATCACACCATTGACGAAGTGCCTTGTAGACGTATGCACTGTTGGCATCGTCAAGGTTGACTTCGAAGTCAAGCGTAACATCTACGGTTGTGCTTTCTGGAGCACCACCAGCAAACGATCTTCTTGCGAATTTGTACGTTTGCTCTTGAGCACCTGGAAGTTTGTTTACTTCAATTCCACCGATGTTTGTAACGTTTTCCATTACGAGCTGCCAGTTAGAGACAGCTGGAGGTGGCGTTAACAAAATCTCGAACTGTGATTGGTACACTGGTTCGTATTTGTTCATCGCGGCGACCGAATTTCTATAATGTGGTAGTCCTGCCATTTTGCTTTCTTTTTATTTTGTTCTCTTTATTTATTCTTTTCTGTTTTCACTGATTAAACTGCCGCGAATCCGCCTGAGCTGATTCCACCTGTCTTAAGAACAGTAATTCTGTTAATGAATTTCTGTAAACCACGAGCAGGCTCAATTCCGATGTCAATGATACCAAAGTTTTGGTCGATGATTTCCGGAGTGTTGTTAGTTTCATCCATGATGACTGAGTATGCGTATACACCTCCACCGTTTCTAACCACGTCTAGATAGTTTTCAACGATAGTTTTGATCTCAAGACGAGTTGTAGCGTCGTTGAACTCGAAGAGGTATTGCTGAAGAATCTCGATGACAGCAGTCTCGATAGTAATCAACAAGTCTCTAACGTGTAGGTTATTGAATGCAGATAGAGTTCTTTGGTATGCAGTCTGGTTAGCGAAGATCATTGGACCAACGTTCTTAACGTTTGTGATTGGGTTAAGACCGATAGGCTCAAGATTCTCACGATCAGATAGTAAGTAATCATATTCCATTCCTACGAATCTAGGGTTTGAGATAACCCCGCGACGAGGACCAGCAACGATTGCGTAAGGCTGACCGTTGATGAACTTACGAATGAAGTTATTCGATACGTCTGCAGCAGGTGGAATACTCTTGTTCTTAGCGTTCTCTCTGATGATAAGGTTTGGCGTGAATACACCAATGAACTTAGCACCTTGTTCTTCATCAGGAAGACTCCATACGAATGAAGGGCCAAGTGTTAAGTTACCACCAGTTGAGATGTAGTAAGTATTGAGAACCGGAGCAGGGTTACCAGCCTGAGGATCAGGTAGTTCGGTAAACCTTGGATCAGTATTTGCCTGGAACTCAGCGATAGAAGGTGCGTTGATGATTGCCAAACATTGTTGACGATTCTTAGCAAGGCGGCTAAGAACTTGTTTAGCACCCATGAAAGGCTGAATACCTAAGTTAAATGTATCGATGATATAACGGAATGTGATAACGTCGTCAGATGCAAGCGTTTTAGACAAGTTAGTATTCTCAAGAACACCGTAGATTTTGTCAAGTTGAGCATCTGTGTTGTTTGGCAAGTGGTAGTCAGTCAGAGTGAATCCTGAAAGAGCAGTGAACTGCAGTCTGTCAGCAAATTTCTGAATTGATACGTATCTTGTCACATATGTTAGACCGCTGATAACAGTTGTCTGAGGAGTTACAAGAATTGAATACTCAAAGTAAGCAACTCCAGTAGCCGGATCTGTTTTCTTAACTTTAGAAATGATTCTAGTAAGTAACGTTCCAGTGTTATCAACTACGTAATCACCAACTTCAATTTTGGCAGCGTTAGTAGTGTTCAATTTGAATTTCTTACCGCCTTCGTAAAGTCCTGGTGCTTCAATCTTGATGTTTTCAGAAATGTTCTTAGCGATTGAAGAATAGAACGCAGTGTAATTTAAAGTACCACCAAGATCGTAAACAGTAGTATCAATGTATGTTTCGTTTACATCAGCAAAAGTAGCATCAGCAGGCGTAAGAAGTGCAGTGTCAGAGAACTGACGGAAAGAAGCACCTTTAAGGCCGTATGCAATACCTGAGTAAGCATCGATTGCTCTGCTATAGTTAGGGTTTGCGTTGATGTAGTTTACTTGAGATGTGCCAGAGCCGTATTTAACTCGGTCGCCGTCAACAACAAGTTGGTTGTTGATGTTGCTTGCGAGTGTTGAACCCGGGTATGTCTCGATGATTGCAAGAGCAGCAACGTTGGTATCTTCTAAGTTAAAGCTACCTGCGGTAGTAGTTGCTGCAGTACTTGATACATTACCGGTAATTACCTTACCGTTTAATAAAGTAACTTCAATTACATCACCTACAGTTTCGCCAGCAAAAGCATTGGCAGTTGTTGTTCCAACTACTCTGATTTTTCCGAAGTCTGAATCAGTAGCATTAATCTCCCAGCCTTTAAGGTACCAAGGACCTGTAATGTCAGAATCAGTAGTAACGTTGTAAACTGTTACCAAGTTACCATCAGCATCAGCAGCTGTGCCTGAGTTATCAAGCAGTGCTACACCGTCAATTTTACTATATGTATAAGTAGGATTTAAGATGTAATCTATTTGATCAAGGGTGTTTAAGTCAGGAACTAAGTAATCAGCTTCAGTTGCGCTGATGTCAAGAAGTGTGATAGTCAAGTCAGACGGTTGTAAGAAAGAGGAAAACTCATCAGCATCGAATCCTGCAGTACAGTATTTGTCTCTGTAGAAAGGTGCGCCTGAAGTAGGAGTTGTATCAACACCTAATTGGAATCCACCAGTGATACCTGTAACGGTAGCAATTTCGAAGTATTTAGCGTAGCCGGTTGCTTCAACTAAGATTACGTCTCCTGCAGCAGGAGTAATAGTAATGAAGTTTGCATTAATGAAGTTTGCTGTTCCAGGAACAGTTAAAACTTCACCTTCTTCAGAGTATTGTGCAATGTAAGTAGCATCTGAATTAAGAGGGTTACTTACTGGAGCGATGAAGAAATCACCTGAATCAATAACATTGTCTACCTTAACGTAGTCGTTTGGCATAGACGAGTTTTGAAGAGTGTCTGTTCCGTAAGTAGCGATCAACGAGTTAGTGGTAAGACTTCTTAATAAGTTGTCGTACATTGACGGAGTAAACGTAGTGTCAGTAGGAACTGGTTTGTATACAACAAGTTGGTTTAAGAATTTACCACCGTTTCCACCGTAAGGGTAAGAACTTACGTAAGGAGCGATAGAACCGCTTCCTGTGTCGTAAGGTTGTGCGTCTTCATCACCGGCAAGAGCGTTCTGGCCAGAGTATGAAAGGATATTCTTAAGAGGAGTGTTGTATGAAAGGAAGTCAAGAACTTCGTCAGTTGAATTGATCAACGAGTGTCCAACCATATCCACCTTATATACTGAGTTAGCGTAATCATCGAGCTCATCTTCGTTGATGTTCAAGAACAATCCTGTCAATGCAGTGTTCTGATTAACGATTACGTCGATTGATTGGTTAACACCGTTGTTATCGATGAAGTTAGGAATTACACATCCAGTGAATGTTCCTAACAGAGTTACATCGTCAAGGCTTAAGAAGTTTTCCAATTGATCTGTCTTAATACCGCGAGCGTCGAAGTACTTAGACCATACAGGATCTTTAGAAAGATTTGGAAGATCTGACCAATCACCTTTTACCACGAATATGTCAATGAAATAGTCAGATACGAAATCTGTAGGATTTACGTATTCAGGTACATCGTCAGTTCCAAAGTAATCTTGAGCTGTAACGTTGTACTGAGAAGCATTCACAGACTTGCGAATGATTGTGCTTGTTTCTTGTTGACTCAAGTTAACAATGTTGAATAGTCTTCCTCTGTTTGAAGGTTTGCTATCAACGGTTGCTTGTAAGTAGTCGGTATCAGCGAACCAGAATCTTTCTTTGTTGTAGAAAGATGAAATGAGAGCGCTGGTGTTAAGACCGTTTTCGCCGGCAGCCTCGAGCGAGAATGAGCGATATTGAACTGCATCACCGCCTTCATTGACAGGAGCATTATTCAAAGGAAGTAAGTTCAATGCAAAAACAGGTGCGGTCTGCAAGCAAGTTTCAACTGCTCTATGAAAGAACGAACCTCTTTTTTCCAAGTATGCGTCAATCGGTCCGAAAACTCTACGGGAAGTTGCTACGTCTCTTAAAAATACTGGTGCGTTAAACGGACCGAGACGAGAGAAACCTACCACGAGACGAACTGTCTGCGACGTAACCACAATTCTTTCAGAAGCATCGAACTCTACGGTGTAAACACCAGATGCTTTGAATTGATTTAGATCAAGTGTGATTTTAGCCATTCTGCTTTATTGTTATTTTTCTAATTTCTTATTGTTAGTTTATCTATATATCTTACGTAATCCTGCTCTTTTTTCATCTTCTTTTCTTTTCGTAAGCATTGTTTATCATCTGCTGTGTTGCGTCGAACGGGGATGAGTATTCTTTCATTATCCTAAAAGCTTCAAGGAAATCGTCTTCTGCTCTATCACCCGCCTCCATACGTTTTTCTATGGCTCTTTTATTGGACTCTGGAATGGTATCATATATATCCTCTACCATCTCAAAGAAATCCGTAGAATCAAAGAATGCCACCATGTTTACGATTGATAGTGCAACGTCATCGTGAGCAATTTGTGATTCGTATCTTCCTATGTTGTTTACACCAAACGCTGATAGTTCTTCAAATGATCGTACTTCATTAACTACGATTTTTCTGTCTCGAGCAAGGTTTCTCATTTCACGGAAATACGATTCCCTGTTTTCTTTCTGTAGTTTAACACCAATCTTAAGTTGATCGTTGACTACTGAATGTTTAGTGTGTAAGAATATCTCTGGATAGTAATCTCGGTTTTTCGATATACGGTCTATGATGGCATGACCTTTAAAGTTGATCTCCAAAACAATCTTAACGCTTTCATAATGGAACAACTCAAATGTGAGAATATCCAACACCTTTGCCACTTCTTCTACTGAGTGTGCGTTGGACCTAAACATTCCGACTTGTCTTAACTTAAAGAAAGCAGATTCATCTGCCCATTCTTTAGTCATGCGAGTTTTAACTGGTGATTTAGGTTCTAGCTTAAATATGTTGATGACCGAATAGTCTCGGCCTACACCATCACCAAGATCGACAGA